ATCCATTACAACGCGGAATGCATATAAACCTTGTTGAGCTTTTACTTGTTCCATGTACGGATTAACAATGTTTAAGAATCTTGTACGTGTTGCATTTGTATTTTGTTCAAATACCAAATAACGAGTTGATGATGCAATAAATTTCTTAACCGCAATCAACAAACGACGCACATTTACGCGGTCTAATGCACTTGGTTTGGCTTGTAGTGTCTTTTGACCCCAAATTACTACTCCTTCGTTAGGGAAGTTCGCAATAGGATTAATACGCACTTCATACAATGAATCTCGATCTGATTGAGATAAGCGCTTATATGTATCAGAAACACTTGTTAAACCACCACGATTTAAACCAGCTGGTGCATACCATGGAGCTGAAATTTTATCATTAAATGCCAATACTCCTGGAACTACAACTGAAGGCGGTACCCAAGTTGGAACATTGTTTGCTGGATTAGTAATTCTTACCCAAGGCCAATATGTTGCAGTATAGCTACTATCAATTGTTGTTACTTGACTTGCTACTGTTGCAATTGTATCAGTCAATCTATTTGAATCCATTACATAGAATGTATCTTGACGATTTTCAACTAAATTGCGAGCCAACGTTGTTACTGCTGGGTGCAATGATTGAATGATACCCGGAGTAATCAACAAATTCATATCATAGTAATCAGTGTTACCTAACAATGTAAATGCTTTGTTGTATGCAACGGTACCGGTAGATGTTGAAGTTGAACAATCAAACCCAAATGTATTTCCTGCAGTAATATTTGAACCTGCATATTTAGGTAAGTTTGGACGAGCTCCATCAAAACCACCTTGGAATGGAACCATAAATTTACGTGTTGCTAATGCAACGTTTGTTGTAATGGTACCGCCTGTTAATGCAGATTCAATTGATCCTGAATAAGCAGTTGCCAATGTTGGGAATGCAGCTTGTGCATCTTGACTAACATCTCCTAAATAGAAATCTGAATTGCTACCTGTAGTTGAACCTGATGTTGGAATTGGTGCTAAATAATTAATGTTGTTTTGTACTGTGTAATCAAATCCGTAATAATTATTTGCATTGAATATGTTTGAAACAACTTGCGATGTTGCATACGTTGCAGCTCTTAAATTCAATGATCCAGATGCCATTGGCATTGGCGAAGATGCAGCACGGAATCCAAATGGTACCAATGTCTTATCATTGGCAGCAGTTTCAACTGCATCAGTTACTTCAACACGAATATATTTAGATGCATTTGGATAATCACCATTAACAATCAGATTGCCATTGTCATCAACTGTTTGGTAACGATCTCCAATCACTCTAGCAATATAGCGTGGTGAATTTGGATCTAAATTAACATTGGTAAATGATTCAACAATAGCAGGTGATGCATCTGTATCATTAGATGAATAAGGCGAACCAGGAATTCCTGGTGCTGGTGACAGTGTGTTTACTGTTCTTACTTCAACTGTAAATGTACCATAGCCGTTTGGATCTGAATTTTCAGATGCCAATCTAATATCACGAATACCTACTTTAACATCGTAGTTAACTGAGTTACCATGAGATAACGTATGGAATTTAAACAAGTTTTTAGTAACACTTCCAATTTTTTGTGAAGTAACCCATGGTGTTGCTGCAGTTTGGTAATCTTGCAAAAATTCAAAATTAGATAATATTGCTAATTCTGTTGTTACTTGTCCAATGTTTGCAAATGCTGATGCAGCATTATAATTTTCATATTCAACGTAAACTGGATAATCCAATGATTTTGGAGATGTTCCAAATACTTTACTTAAATATCTATTGCTTGTTTGAACAATTGATGCAGATACCGTAGCACCATTTCCTGCTAAAAATGCACTAAAGCCAGGTACTGTTGTATCAGTTGCAAATGAACCTGAAATTCTAAGTGCAAATGAACCAGAGCCAGCATCAAGTAATACAGATGTGCCAAATAAATTTGTTGCTGCATTATATGTTACTGGAAATGTTGGGTGTAAAACGTGTGTTACTATTTGAACGGCGTTAGCGCCTGATCCTGATTTTGCAAGAATTGCTAATGCACCGTTGGTTAATTTATAACCATCTTCATACAATAAACGTGTTACCGTAATTACATTTCCATTACGCAAATAGTCATTAACAACAAAAGGAACATATGAATCAGTTGTAAATGATCCAAATGTTTCAACGAATTGTCCAAATGATGTAATTTGCGTAGGAATAAGTGCAGGACCTTTTACTGTTGGTCCTACGATTGCTGCACCAATTTGTGCAACGCCACCAGCTAAAAACGATTGATCTACTTCGTTTGTAAATACGCCTGGTGAAACTATTCTTTCTGCCATTTAATACTCCTATGATTTTTTTATATAAATATGTGTTTATTCAGCCAAACCTGAATCAGGAGTAAATGTTCCGTCTGCAATATTGATCTGCCCTTCGCCATATCGTTCGCGCATTTTATCTAGAAGATCTGATTCTTGTTTTCTCAATGATTCAAATTGATCTAAATATTTGTCTTGTTCAGCATTCATTGCTTCCAATTGACGCGTTAACAAATGAAGTTCAATTGCAATATTACCAAGTGTGTTAGCATTTTTTGCAAATGTATCACGTAGGGTTTGAATTTCTTCTAGATGTTCTTTATCTAATTTTCGCATCATGGTGATTATTCTACTGATGTAATTTCACCTGTTTCTGGATTGATGCTTGATTTGCCATATTTATCAAATACATCTTTAGTAAATGTTTGTTCTGCAGTTGCTAGTTCTGTTAAGAATGTTTTAGCTGCATCATGGCGTTGAGCTAATTGCAATTTCATCAATTCAATTTCTCCTAATTCAGCAATCAATGATTGTGTTTTAGTTTGAATTTCTTTTAATGTTGCTAATTCGTCTTCTGACAAAAATTTTGTTTCTTGTGACATGTTTTTCCTTTTTATAACTTATGTATTATTAATATAATTGATTTATTTGAAAAATCCAAATTTATTGCGTAATAATTGTTACGCCAATTTCTTCAGCAACGCATTCATTAACATATGCATTATCTTGTCCCCATGCAGCAAATTGCTCTTCAGTTAAAGTATAATTGCCTTGACGTAATTGTTTTCCGTCTTCAGTTAATAACTGATAGTATGTAGTTGCAGTCGTTGCATCAGTTGAAAAATTAAGTACTAATACAGTCATTCTAGTTGCTGTACCTTCATTAAGTGGGAAAACAATTGGTTCAATTGCTACTCCTTGTGGTGTTGTTGTTTGCATAATGCTTTCTTTTAAATGGTTGGTATTTCTACTATATCAAATGTTGATCCGGCGCTCATTGCTTCTAATGATCCCGTAATTTCATTTGTTGCATACATTAAAAATTTATTTACTACGTTGTTTGCTACATTGTCTACTGATGCAGCTGCATTTGAAACATAAAATGGTAAACATGCAATATAACTGCTTCCACTTGCGTAAGCATCTTTTGATGCGTACATGAAACAATCAATTGGTGTTTGATCACCACTTAATGGTAAATGTAGTACTAAACGGAAATATGGGTTTGTATATGTTCCTGAATTGTACTGGAATGTTGATGTTGCTTGAATTGCCATAATTTTATTTCTTTATAATAAATATGATTAAATTCCAAAACGTGCTCTTGTGGCATTGAAATTTTGTTGGACTTCGGAAGCTGATATGGCTCTGTTATAAATAAAAACTTGGGCTACATTACCATCTGAAAAATTACCTCCTATTCCTTGACTATTCCCGATAGAAAATACAGAATTAGAAGGGCCTGAAGTTGATGGGATACTTCCCCCAGCAAATGTAAGAGATAAAAGATTTCCATTTATGTATCCTTTAAGTCTATTTGAGTTTCCAGTTAATGTGCCATCAAATACCATAGTTAGATATTGCCAATTAGTACTAGTGTTGGCTATATAACCATATGCATTGGAAGCGTTTCCTACTTCAAAATAAGCATTTCCATCATTCCACAATTCAAAAGCAACATCATTATTAACATCAGCACCTTGATATAAGATAATTTTAGATGTAGAAAGTCGACGTTTCATCCATGCAGTCATAGTAAATTGACTAGCATTTACAAAAGCCGTTTGTTTAGCAACACTAACATAATCATCTACTCCATCAAACACAATTGAACCTAATGATCCAGTATTAAACGTGGGCCCATTTGTCAATGTACCATTGTTTGCATTTCCACTTTTATCAAACCAGGTAGTACCACTACCAGGATATGATTTAACATTTCCTGCATCTAGTTCTAAAACTAGACCTGATGTTACTGTAGCTGGTCCTCCTATTGCACTCATATTCCGTATCTGCCTCTTAGGGCGTTAAAGTTTTGGGTGATTTCTGCTGCGCTTAGGGCGCGGTTATATATTTTAAAATTTGAAAAACTACAAGCTGATTGAGCTCCATATTTGCTACTAGCTAATTGTATAGGGGAGGTTGTAGTGTATAGATTTCCAGACAATGAACTAGATCGTGGTGATGCAGCATTTTGGTATCCTCTCACAAAACTTCCATCGTATGTAAATGTAAAATTATACCACTGATTCCAATTTAAAGAACTATATTCTAGATTAGTAGATACAGCACTGGATTGGTTTCCCATGGAGAATCTTATATAACTGGATCCTCCCCCCGATGGTCCGGGGCCTGTAGTCATGGAAAAAGTATATATACCGTCACCAGCACTACCTTTAGCTATAATATATTTATTTACAGACATGCTAGGAATGCTAATCCACATATCTATAGTAGCAGCACTTGCACTATTAAATAGTACATTACCTATGTTACATTCATCATCTACTCCATCAAACACAATTGCTGCTTGTTTTCCAATTCCAGTAAACGTAGGTCCATTTACTAAAGAACCTGTTAAATTGTTTCCCGATATGTCTCTCCATGTAGTACCTGATCCAGGGTAAGAGGCTAATTTAGCTGCATCTAGGTCTAAAACTAAACCCGATGTGACTAAATTTCCAAAATAGTTGTAATTTGTTGCCATAGTTTAGATTCCGAATCTGCCTCGGAGGGCGTTAAAGTTTTGTGAGACTTCAGT